TTCCATCTGTCTCAACGGTCGGAATTGCCATCCACTGGAAAGTCTCTGTCTCAAAATACTTCATCATAGCTGTATAAAGCTCACCGGTCTTTTCGGAAGTCGTCGGCATAACATACACAAGCACCTTTAACGGTGCCTTACTATATCCCTTCAGAGCATCTTTGATATACTGCTGGTTTGCGTCCGATATACTTGTCGGCACATCAGATACGTCACGCACGGTATAAGTATCCGGTGTCTCTGTCACACTGGCATCTCTGAGTACCAGCGCAACGATTCCTCTTGACCCACGTTCGATCAGGCTGGCCGCCTTCTCAATAAACGTAATAGAAATACTTGGCGATGTTAATTTTGCCATCTTAGTCTCCTTTCACTGTCATTTCCGTGTGTAAATGTTCCATCAGCTCCTCGGCCTCCGGTCTCTGTGTATCTTCCCACCAGTCCAGAGCAAAGGAGATCTGCAAAATATTGTTCTTTTCCCCGATATACTCATGACCATATCGGAGCACAAGAAGCTCCCTTCTGCCGATCCGGATCGTCATGCCGAGAAGCTCCCCGATTTCTTCTGCTTTCTCCAGATTGTCCATCTGGGCCGGAGTTTTCTGCATATAGGTGATCAGAACGGAACAGCCCTTATGCAGCATATTTTTTGTCACATGCTCAGCTCCTACGGGAACACATTCCACAAAAAAATACGGGGGAACGGCTTTATCCACCGTATCATTCCCGTATCTTGTGATTTCCGGATATTTCGTTTTTAAAAGTCCATTAACTGTGCGGATCACGTCCGCATAGGAAACATCAGCCATGATCCACCTCCTTCACTGCATGGTCCTTTGATTCCGTACACATGAGTTCCAGATAATAATTGTCTTCCAGAGGATTCGTGATGTAATTGATCTGGAACTGTCTGCCCTGGAAAAGGATCACATCTTTTTCCGTGACATCCGTGCGCCGGATCGTCACCTTGTACATCAGGTCATTTACACTTTTGTAATATTCAAGCTGTTCTTTTCCCCGAACCGGCCGGAGCTCTGCCCAACAGGTTTTCAACGGAGCAAGTTCATACACGGTGTTTCCAAGTTCATCTTCCGTTTCCTGATACCGCATGATCGTCACCCGGTGCTTCAGGCGCCCCGGATTGATTCCTTTTACCAGACTCATGTCTCCGTCTCCTCCTTCTTGAGCTCATATTTCATCCGGAGCTGCAGGATGATGGACTGGAAGGTATACTCGATTCGCTTCTTTGTCTGCTGCTCAGACTGCATCAGTTCACGGTTGTCATACATATTCTGAACAATCGCGGCCAGAAGCACCTGAGCCGTCGGGTCCGTATTGTCGTATGCTCCTACCGCAGATCTGATATATTCCTCTCCGGCAGCCATCATCGTATTAAGCAGACCGTCCTCCTCATCCCCATCGATCCGGAGATAAATTTTGATATCTTCCAGTTTCATCCGTTACCTCTCTTTACGCTCCGGCTACCGTCGCATCATCAATCGTGACAAC